GAGCGTGCCACCGCCCGCAGCCGCGACATCGACTGTGACGACGACGGCGAGCGGGGTGCCGACGCCGATGTTCCGATCCTGGCCGTGATCGATGATGTTCGTCGAGACGGCCGTGACGGTCAGCGCCTGCGCATCCGAGAACAGGTTCTGCGCGTCCACGTACCCCATCCGCGCGCCGTACTTGGCGGCGATGACCGCCATCCGCGCGAGCTCGGGGTCCTGAAAGGTGTGTCGCATGTATGCCTTCTCCTTGGTCTGTGCGATGTGAGTGAGCGCGCGGCCTTACGGCACCAGCGCTTCGGTGTAGAGCAGGGCATCGACGGTCTTGACCGGGATGCCGAGGAACGACACGCCACCGCCCGGCCGCTGCTGCCCGAACTGGTTCAGGCCCTGCTCGACCGACAGCGCGTTCGTCGACTTGTTCATCGCCTGCACGCGCAGGATCGACTTGACCGTGCGCGGCGCGTAGAAGGCGAGCTTGCCCGGCGGGCCCTGAATTCGATCAATCGCGCGGCTCATGTACTCGATGAGCTTGACCGTCGCGCCCGCGGTGTCGGCGATCAGGTCCGAGATGTCGATGTTCGCGATGCGGACGACGCTTCTCCAATCCGGCACGGCGACCCCGACACGCCAGATGAACTGCTCGCGGTACGCGCGCAGTCGGTTGCCGGCGATGCCTGCGGTCGACTCGACGGTTTCCTTGCCGAAGTCGTTATGCTCGAGCCCCGCGCGTGTGCCCTTGGGATAGATCAGGAACACCGTCGCCGGGTTCCAGTTGATGAGCCAGATCGACGTGTTGTCCGCGCCCGCGCCGCCGGCCTTGATGATGTTCGCGCCCGAGGCGGCCGTGGCCTGCACCGATGTTGAGAAGCGCGGCGCCAACCCGGTGAACTCTTCCGGCGCCAGACCCGCGTTGCCGTAGAACAACTTGGACGCGAAAGTCTGGTTCATCGATTCGAAGAACGGCTGCGCCTGCGAGAGGCGGAACTGGCCCAAATCCGACGCCAGCTCGGCAATCATTTCATCGACTTCGGACCACGCTTCCATGCGCCCGGCCTGCTCGACGAGCTGCGCCGTGGTGCTTTTCGAGGGCGGCACGCCTTGGTTCGCGAGACGGAAGACGACGGGCGGCAGGCCGGTGCGGACGTTGCCTATCCAGCCGGTCGTGGTATTGCCTTCCTGCACGATCGCGTCGTCGAGAATCTCGTTATTGAGATTCAGCATCTCGATGATCGGCGCGAGCTTGTTGTCGGGGCCGAGCAGCTTCGCGTAATCGGCCATCGTGATCATGTTGGCGCCGAGCGTGGCGCCCATGATCGCGGGCAACACGAGCAGGTCGCGGTGGACCGCGATCACGCTCGCGAGCGCCGACGCCGGTGCGCCGAACGCGACGACCGCAATCGCGATCATCAACGCGCTCAGCGCCCAGCCGGCCAGTTCCTTCAATCGTTGCATGTCATGCCTCCAATGCGAAAACGGCCGCGCCGCCCCGTGTGGGAGCGATTCGGCCGTGGTGAGCGGTGAACTGAGTTTTTCTGCTGCGACTACGGACCTACCCGAACTAGACCCCGGCTGGCTCCTTCACCGGACCGCGGCCTTCGTTCGCGTACAGGAGCTCTGCCGCACTTTTGGGCTTCGCGTCCGGCGAGCCCGGCACCACGAACGTGCCTTCGCCCGCCGACTTTCCGAGCCACGCGAAGAAGCGCACGACCGCCGGATGCTCGCGGAACCCCGTGTCGTCGAGGAATCCGCGGAGCGCCTTCGCGTCATCCGGACGCGCTTCCGCGAACTTGTCGATCACGGCGCGGCCTTTCGAGACGGCCGCCCTCCGCTCCTCGCGGTTCTTGCCGAGGACGACGTCGCCGTCGGTCTGCTTCGCCCATTCCGCGACCTGTGCCTTGAACTTCGCGGCGTCCGCCTCCACGCGCGCCGACACTTCGGCAGCCACGAGATCCAGCGTTGACTGCGCCTGTTCCTGTGAAAGTCCCCGCTCCTTCGCAAAGGCAGCGGTCCTCTCGATGACAGTGGCGTCAACATCGGCGGTCTCGGGCAGCTTGAGATCGTACGTCGCAGGTGCAGCAGCCACCGCCGGCGGCTCCTCCTTCTTCGGCGGCGACTGTGGATCCCCGGTCTTCTCGCGCACGGCCGGTGCCTCGATCGCTGGCGCCTTGTGCGGCTGCTGCTCGATGCCAGGATCGGGGTCTTTCTGCGGGGCGCCGGTTGGCGTTCCCGGATGTTCAGGGGCCTTGGACCCACCTTCGGTGGCGTCCTTTGGCTGTGGGGTTGCCGGCGTCCCCGGAACGGTCGGGGACTGGCCCGGCGTATTGGCGATGTCAGGCATCGAAAGTCTTGTCCTCGGTGGTGGTCGTGGCGGTCACCCGCGCCTCGCGCTGCTCGGCCTGATGTGCTTCGAGCCGCATGCGCAGGTAGGCTTCCGGGTCTGCTTGCTCAACTTCGATGATGAGATAGCGACCGACGTCCGAACGGCCGATGTTGAGCGTCGTCCAGCGGTCGTCCTGCGCGAACGGCGTGCGCAGTGGGCCGCAGAAATCGATGGTGCGGAGCACGAAGCGCTTGAACGACGGGAGCGCGAGCAACTCCCGCAGGTCGCGTTGCGCGATCAGCTCCGTGTCCTTCTCGCGGCGCGCGGCACCGCGGACCTGCTCCTCGTCGCCGGCATTGGCGACCGCTGCACGGGGGGTCGTCATTCGGCACCTCCCGCGAGCTGGATGAGCCCATGGCCGTTGGCTTTCCTGTCGAGCCGCGCCTTCGCGTAGCGGAGCGTTTCAACCTGCTGTTCGTAGAACTCCAGCCGGCGCGTGATCTCGGCCGCGCCGAGCGTTGTCATGTTGAGTTGTTTGGCGAGCGCATCGATGCTGCCCGCGTGCACGTCGCCGCGCGCAATGAGTCGGTTCACGTTCTGGCCGAAGCGCGTCGCGAACTCGTCCACGTCCTTCCGGTCGGACTCGATGCCGAGCCACCGCCTGAGCCAGCGCCGGAGCCGCAGCGCCAGGACCTCATGCAGACGCAGGGTGCGCACCCTGATGTCGAGCGTCGCTTGATCGCTCATCCGCCCGCTCCTGCGGCGGCCAAGCCCGCCGATTGCTCGCCGCCCGCGCCGAGTAGCCGACTGAGCGCGTTGTCGCCCGACACGTCGGCCTCGCCAAGCGCCTTGGCGGCGCCGGCCAGCTTCGGTGCTTGGTCGGCGATTGATTGCGCCTGCTGCTGTTTCGCGCGGTCGGCGCGCATCTTCGCCACGTCCTCATCGGAGCGCACGACGCGCGGCGGGACCCCGGACATCTCGGCGTGCTCGTCCAGCACCTGATCGAAGTCGATCTTGTCGGCCTTCGTCGGGTCCGTCGTCGCGGTCACCGCGTTGAACGCGAACGCGGTGAAACGTTCGAGCCCCGACAATCCCACCGCCTTCTGTGCCTGCGCCATCACCGACTCGTATTCGACGCGCAGTTCCATGCCCTCCAGCTCCGGCGGCGCGTCAGGGATCATCCCGCGCCGATGCATGATCGCGAACGTGCGGTCGATCAGCGGATTGAGCAGGTCTTGGTTCAACTGCTCGAGCACCGGCCCCAGCGCCAGCAACTTCTCCTCGCGCCGCTCCATGATTTCCGTGGCCGTGATCTCGCGCCGGTCGCTCATGGACAGCATCAGAAACAGATCCTCGTAGAACGCCCGGCGGATGAGGGAGCGGGCCTCATCCGTCTCGCCCTTCAAGTCCGCGAGATTGAGCGTCGGCGTCATCGCGGGCCGGAACTGCTTGCCCTGCGCCTCGGCGACGTACGACACATCGCCCGCGATGATCGACAGCTTCGACGAGCGTGTCTCGGGCGGCGCGATCATCGGCGGCTTCACACCCTTCTCGATCGCCTGCAGCCCGTACTTCTTCATGAGCTGGAGCGACTTGATGTCGCCGAGCGCGGTCATCCCAGGGCAATCGGTGCCGTAGATGTCTTCGCCCGTGACTTCCCACCGCGGCGCCAGCACCGGGAAGTCCTCGAACCCCGACTCGCGCAGCAGCTTGTCGTCGCCACCACCTGAGCCCTCGAAATAGCACTCGCCGAACCGCTGGTACTTCGATTCGATGCGCTCGCTCGAGTACTCGGCGTTCGGGCTGATCAGGTGTGAGACCTTGATCCACTGGTCGTAATTGCTGCTGTCCCACGCGGTCTTGACCGCCGTCGAGAGTTTGGACCAGTCGATGTCGCGCCCGTTCTCTTTCAGCCCGAACATCTCGACGATCTGGCGCACGCTGAGCTCAAATTCGCGCGCGAACACGCGCACCCGCAGCTTCGAGTCGTTGCCGAGGTAATACGAGCCGATCGCGAACGGGTAGCAGCGCACGACCTCGTCGTCGTCCTCGGCGACGAGCATCGCCGCGGTGCCGAAGATGCCCATGTCGCTGTAGACTGTCGGCAGCGCGTTGTAGAGGTTCGAGCGCAGGAACACCGCGTCCATGCGCCGATTCACGACATAGAGCCAGTCCTTCACGGACCCGAACTCCGCGAGCTCAGGGTCCGGCGTCGTCAGCCGCTTCCACGGCCTGGCGGGGCTGGTGACGCCGGACATCATCCCCGACGCGAGCGTGCGCGCGGCGAACGTGCCAGCCGAGTCGATGATCTTCTGGCTCCGCCGATCGCCGCGGTTCCGGTCCGTGGTCTGGAACCGCGACCGACGCGGCTTGATAAAGTCCGCGAGCTCGCGCCAGTGCGCGTCGAACGATGACCGCTCGTTCTTGGCCCCCGCGATCTCTTTCGCGGCGCGCGCGCGTCTCGACTCAGCGGTTGGCATCGGCTCAGTCGCCCAGGAGGGAAGGGCGCGCGGTATCGGCCGGCGCTGTCACGCCTTTCGGCGACGTGTAGATACTCGATGCGCGGGAGCTCGTGAGCTTTCGCTGGCGCGCGCGCGTCACCGCGCGTTCCTCGCCGAGGGAATCCCGCGCGGGCGGCGGCGGGAGAACTGGTGGTGCTGGCGGCGGCGCACCCTTCGAGCCTTTGAACGCGTTGACGACAGAAGCGCCCAACGCGAGGCCCGCGACGATGGAGGAGGCGGCGGCCATGTCAGATGTATGGCGTCTGCGCGCCGTCTTGATTCCAGTTCGTGCCGTCGTAGATGAACGACACGGTGCTACGCTTTCCGAGCGTGTTGCCGGTATCGGACCACGAGACTTTGAAGACCGCGTTCCACGCGAGCGTTCGCCCGCCGGTGCCATCTTGCACGATGATGTACGTAACTCGCTTCCCGTTCTGCGGATTCGTCGGCGCACCCATCGTACGATTGCCACCGAGCGTCACCGAGTACGTCTTTGCTTGCGCGCTGTCGGTGGCGATAGTTGCAGCATCGGTGAGCACGGCGACCGGTGCGTCGGCCGTCAAGTCGTCGGCGACGCGCATGGAATAGCGCAGGCTCGTATGCGCACCGCCGACGTTGAGCGGCTTTACGTCGCACGAGATGTCGCGAACATTGATCAGGCCCTTTGTGCCGCTGTCCGGGAAGAACACCTTACTTGGCGTGACCGCGCCTGAAACAATCGACAGTGTTTGGCCTTTGATGACCGCGCTGGCGTGGGTCACTGCGAAGACACTCGGCGCGACTGCGGTCATGCCCGAGATGTCCATCACCGCGTTGTCGATCGCTACAGTCGATGCAGCGTCTTGGACGGCGACGTAGTTGTGGGTATTGCCGCTTGTGACGAAGCGCGCGCCACCTGATAGTGTGACCGTCCCAAGGTTCGCGATGTGCAACACCTTACCAGGCGCTTCGTAGTATCCACCGTTGATCAGGACATCACAGAGCGCACCTCCGTTCACATAGATCGAGAGGTTATCAGAAGGTGCGATAACCTTGCAATGATGCATCTCGACGCCTGACGTGCCATCGAGGCCAAGACTCTGATCGTCGATCAGCCACCCGCGACGATTGCCCCATGCGACGCAATCGCGATAACGCACTCGCTTGCCGCGGACCTGGAACCCGCAACCTGCACCTTGCGCGCCGATGAACGCACCACCGGATCGGCACGAGACGAATTCCACATCGATGCAGCCATTATGCGTGTCAAATCCAGCGTTGGAGCAGTCCACGGCTTCGCCATGACTGATGCGCGCGCCGAGTGTCGGTCCGTAGTATTGGAGCGCGGCGTCTCCCGGAGCCACGGGGTTACAGTTGTTCGTCCAAACGTGGCGGACATTGTGACCAAAGGGCGCGATGACGCGACCGCCCTCGCAGGACCAATCGTCAATCGCGTAGCCATAGCGGTTGTTGACTGGATCACTCGGCAGATTGTGCCCGCGAATGTTCGTCGCGACATAGCCCTTCAGGCCAGCAAGCTGCAGAAAACGGCCATAGCCTTTCAATGCCGTCAAATTTCGGAACTCGCATGTGTGCGCGGCTTCCACTTCGAGCAACGCTGCACTCCAGTCAGCTGCTTGCCCGGCGGCGTCTGTATCGAAGGTCAGATTGTCGATTTCGAAGCGATAATCGCCGAGGACAGCAAGTCGCACATTGGTTGAGTACGTGTCACGCAGGACGGAGCGCAGATATATCCAGCTATTCCCCTGATCGAGCGCCCCGACGACTGCGTATTCGCCTTTCCGTGCGACCGTCCCGCCAACAGCCGCCCGCGTGCCCGCAAGCTGATCGTCCGAAACGACCTTCACGAACTGGTTCACCGCGATACCAGCAGGCCAGGCCGATACGGTCACGCGTGTGATCGGCGTTGATCCGCTCCCGTCACCCGCATAGTCACGAGTGGTAGACGTGAACGCCGACACGGCGACGGGCGCGCCATAGCCGCCAACCAATCGCAATGGCGCTGCGTTTGCGGCCTGAATCAGCGTCGCACTCAGACCGATAATTCGGAGTGAGGCGCCCGTGCACACCACGCCAGTTGAGCGATAGCGACCAGGGGAAAACGTGAGGGGAACACCCGAGTTGATCGCGGCCGTGGCTGCGCGCGTAATTGGCAGCGTGTCGTTTGTCACCCCGTCTCCGGCAGCGCCATATCGCTTGACGTCCCCCACGGGATAGCGGGCGTCGAGCACACCAGTCTCGCCAGCGACCCCACCGAACTGTTCGAGCAGTTCAGCGTTATAACTCGGCGTGCGCTTCCGGTTCCCGAGTGCCATTTACGTGGCGTAGTAGGGAATCTTACGAGCGGTGCCGGCCACGTTGATGATGATGTAGCCCTCAACCGTCGCGGGAGGTGCGCCTTGCGCACCAGCGGTCGCTGTGGTCGCGACAGTCCCGCCATAACACACACCAGAGCCGCCCGGCGACGACGCCGCCGAGAACGCCTGCAGCGACGCGAGCTGCAGAATTTTTTGGCTGGCGAGAGCACCGTTGCGAAGCGCCACGACGTTCGCCGCGCCCGTCAGCACTAGGGCCGCCCCGTTAGTGTCGGCCGGCCCGAAGATGATGCCCATCGGATACGTGACGCCATCGTCACTCAGGATCTGCAGGACGCCCTTCTGGGTCTCCAGTAGCTGCGTGAAGTACGTCTCAAACAAGAGCGCGGCAACGCGCTGAATCAGGCCCGTGAGGGTGCGGCGTCCGGCCATTAGCTCCTCCCCGTGGGAATCGTCATGCGGCCACCGTCCGGCCCGTGGCGCGTGTGCGCGTTGCCACCGTGCGGTTGCTCGCGGTCGTCGGCGCCTGCACGAGCTGTGTGAACCAGCGCGCGGTCCCCGCGACGTCGTCCGCGCCGTTGAAGTCCGGACCCGAGAGCGACGGCGAACAGAAGAGCGCGTGGACCTGGCTCGTGAAGATGCGCGACACGACGGGCACGCCCACCGCCTGCGCCGCCGCCACCATGCCCGTGTACTGCGCGACGTTCAGCCCCGGCCCGGACGCCGAGGTGTCCTCGGCGGACGAGCCCACGATCCGGAGCGGGCAGCACGCGGACGTGATCTGGCGCGTCGGCGAGATCGAGCGATAGGTCGTCTCATTCCCGGCGAGCACGATGTTCATGTACCCGCCGACGCCGAGCGTCGCAGGTCCGTTGCCCTGGCCGTACGCCAACTCCAGATCGCACGCGGCGCTCCAGCCCGCAACGGCGTCGGGCCGCGAGCCGCCGGCCACGCCGGTGATGCCCGCCATGAGCGCGAGATGCCCGCCCGCCGACGCGCCGACGATCAGGATGCGCGTCGTGTCGCCGTTGTACGTCGCGCCGTTCGCGCGGAAGAACGTCACGAGCGCGAGCGTGTTGGTGATCGGCGTCTGGTACGCGCCGCCCGTGAGCGTGTAGTTCGCGTTCCCGACACAGAACCCGAGGTCCGCGAACCGCGCGGCCATGAGCGCGTACCACGGATCGGTCTTGTCGCCCGAGTCCCAGCCGCCGCCGTGCAGCACCAGTACGATGGGCCGGTTCGC